CTTTTAACTCAGGCAAGCTTATACCTGTATTTGTTGATGAGGTTTTGCCTGGCGATACTACTCGTATGTCTGTTAATTACTTCGCTCGTTTGGCTACTCCTATTAAGCCTATCATGGATAATATTTATCTGGACTGGTTTTTCTTTTTTGTACCAAACCGCCTCGTTTGGGAACATTGGCAGAACTTCTGCTTTGAGCAGGAAGACCCTGATGATAACACTGATTATGTTATCCCTACTGTTTCTGCTACTGGTAACTCTGAAAATTCCTATATAGGCTCTCTTTGGGACTATTTCGGTTTGCCCGTGAATACGTCTGGTAATTTATCTGGTATTAGTGCTCTTCCGTTTCGTGGTGTTTACCTTATTTGGAATGAATGGTTTAGAGATGAAAACCTCCAAAAATCCGTCAAGATTCAGAAAGGCGATACTAACGAAGTTTTAAACTCTGCCCGAGCTGCTGAACAGCCTTCCTGGGTTTTCACGTCAGGTACCAGTATTGTTCCAGGCTTAGCCTGTCCGCCTCGTGGTAAGCGCCATGATTACTTCACTTCCGCTCTGCCCTGGACACAGAAAGGACCCGGCGTATCTGTAGGTCTTGCTGGTACCGCTTCTATAGTTGACCCTACCCCTGATAATGGTTATCTTCTCCGTAGTAACGCTAAACAGCTCGCCGTTGTTTCTGCCACTCGCGCTGAAGGCAAATCAGGCGGTTATAGAGTTGCAACAGGTGATGGAGTTGTTACGTTCTCCCGTTATGGTTCAAATTCTGATTCTAGTAGTGTAGCCGGTTTTGCTGGTAATACCTCTGATGAGGTAACTGTTACTGCTCAAGTCGGTTCTGCTTACCTTGGCAATGATTCTTATGTTGATTTGGACACTTCAAGTATCTTTACAATAAACAGTCTTCGTACTGCTTTCCAGATGCAGAAGTTCTATGAACGCCTTGCTCGTGGTGGTAGTCGGTATACAGAAGTTCTCCGCTCTTTCTTTGGCGTAGTTTCTCCGGACGCCCGTCTTCAACGTCCGGAATTTCTCGGCTCCTTTACCAAAATGGTAAATGTTAATCCAATAGCGCAGACTTCCGCAACTGACACTACCTCTCCTCAAGGCAATCTTTCTGCTTATGGTGTTACTGCCGCTAAGTTTCATGGTTTCACTAAATCTTTCGTTGAGCATGGCTATGTTTTTGGTTTTGTATGTGCTCGTGCTGATCTTACTTACCAGCAGGGTATTAACAAGATGTGGCTTCGCTCTACTGTTTATGATTTTTATTGGCCTACATTCGCTCATCTTGGCGAACAGGCTATTGAGCTTCGTGAGATCTATGCTCAGGGTTCTGAAGCTGATACTACTGTTTTTGGCTATCAGGAACGTTATGCCGAATATCGTTATAAACCTTCGCAGATTACAGGTAAGTTCCGTAGTTCTGTAGTTAGTGGCACTTTAGATATGTGGCATTTGTCCCAGTTCTTTAAAAATGCTCCAACTCTCAACGAAGAATTCATAGTCGAAAATCCACCTATTGAGCGTATTATCGCTGTTCCCAGTGAGCCTGAATTCTTGCTTGACATAGGCTTCCGTTATACTACTGTGCGTCCTATGCCTATGTTTGGTACGCCCGGTCTTGTTGATCACTTCTAGAAGGAGTTGGTTTTATGTCATGGTTTTCTAATACTTTAGGTAGTATTGCTGGTTCTGTTTTAGGATCTGCAGTTCAGAATCATTACAATTCTGCTAATGCCGCACAGGCTAACGCGTGGAATGTTGAAAACTATAAACATCGTTATCAATGGGCTGTAGAAGATATGCGCAATGCTGGTCTTAATCCTGTTCTTGCCGCAACTAATGGTATAGGCGGTTCTATATCTGGAGCTTCGGCCGCTTCTGTAGGTATGAGTGATATAGGTTCTACCATGAACTCTGCTAAAGCCGCTAGTGCCGCTGAAAGGCAGGCTAAGAATGCCGAGAATCTTTCAGTATCTCAAATTGAAAAAAACGTCGCAGAAGCCGATTCTGTGCGTCAGAGTACCCATGGAACAGTACTCCAGAATGGTATTCTTGCAAATGATTTGAATCTTCGTGAGCAGACTTATGAAAAGCGTCTTGGTTACGAACTTGAAAAGATGGATTTGGAGCTTGAAAACCTTCGGCTTCAGGGTTCTTACCTTAGCTCTGGTGTTTTGAACAATATTGCTTCTGCTAATCAGTCTAATTCTGCCGCGAGCTTCGCGGTCCAAAATGCTCGTCTCTCGAAGCAGGAAGCTGATTTCTATGATTCATTAGGCCTTGGCAATTCAGGCCTTGGTCACGTTCTTCGTGGCATTGGTTATCTATTCAAGTAAAGGAGTGTATATATATATGTCCAATAAAACTACTATGATTCTTACTTTCATTGTTACCGTTGTTGTCCCTTTTATTCAGGAAGTTGTAGATCTGATCGAAGCTCTGAAAGGCAAAGCTTCTTCTAATACCGTGACTGCTAAAAAGGTTGCCTCGGATTTTCAAACTGATGTTGCGCAACTTGTTGAGCCAGTTGCTAATAAGAATGATTCTAAAAAAACTAGCCGTTTTTTCGGTTCTTGGAGGGATGCTAAATGAGACGTCGTCGTTTATCTAAACGAGGTTCTCGCCGTCTCTTTCGGCGTACCTCCAGATCTCGTCGTAGAAATTTTAAGAGAGTAGGACGAGGTGGTTTTAGGATTTGACATTCTGATTTAATCCTGATACAATCGGTACAGGTGATTAATATGGTTTGTTATAATCCTATTCTTATGTACCCGGTTGAAGGAGCGATTACTAAAAATGGAAAACAGCATTATAGTTTTTACGGTAGCCTTGCCTCTCACCCTGAACTTGCTGGCGATAGCCGTTTCATTCGTTGTTCTTGTAAACAATGCATTGGCTGTCGTCTCGAAAATAGCAGACAGTGGGCTGTCCGTGCTGTTCACGAAGCCCGTTCTTCGTCTTCTGCTTATTTCGTCACTTGCACTTTCGACGATTATCATTTGCCATGTGATAAAAGTTTAAGCAAGAAATTTCATCAGACATTTATGAAGAATCTTCGTCGTGAGTATGGCAGTGGTATTCGCTTTCTTGGCTGTGGTGAATATGGTGAACTTCATGGTCGTCCCCATTATCATTACATTTTGTTTAATATTGATTTTGCTGACAAAATTTTTCGTTTCCGGACAGATGGTTATAATACTTATACTTCTTCTCGTTTTGCCAAGGTATGGAAATACGGTATGCATCTTATTGGTGAGTTTAGCTTTGATTCTGCTGCCTATGTCGCTCGCTATATAGTTAAAAAGCAGACAGGTAAAGATGCTCCTTCTCACTATAAAGGTCGCATTCCTGAATTCATGGTTGCTTCCAATCGTCCCGGCATAGGTGCTAAATGGCTCGAAGATCATGGTGAAGAATGCTATGCCAATGATTATGTTGTTATTAACGGCAAAAAGATGCGTCCTCCTCGTTATTATGACAAAAAATTTGACGAAACGCATCCTCACTGGATGGAATATATTCGTAATAATCGCATTGAGAAGATGCTTCATAACTTGGAGAACAATACTTTTGAGCGTTTGGTTGACCGCTGTCGTGTTCAGGAAGGTAAGTATAAGCATTTTCTCGGCAGAAAGCTTGACAAGGTATTATGACCGTGTTATTATTAAGTCGGAAATGAGGTGATGCTTATTAGTGAATTTGAAGCTGTTAAAAATTTCTGTCGTTATCGTAATATTTCTTTTGACTACTCTTTTCGTGGTAGTAAATATGCCGCTTACCGTCTTAAGCCTGATGGTTCTAGGGTTATTCGCCTTGATAATGACTATTTTGTTATATCAGCTATGCTTTATCTTATGATTCGTAGGTATTTAATTGCATTTAGAAAAGGAGATGGTTCCGCTGAGACTTTATTCCATTTATGACTCCAAGGCTGAACAGTTCAGTCCTCCGCAGGTTTATCACAACGATTTGCTCGCTCTGCGAGCTTTTGAAGGTATAGTTAACGATGATAAAATGCTTATTAAAAAGTATCCTGAAGACTTTAGTCTTTATTATGTCGGTAACCTTGGCGATATTGATGGCCGTTATTATATTGAGAATTGTGACGAGTCCCACATTCCTGTCATTGTTGGTCGCGCCCTAGATTATGTGCATACTATTGACAGTGATTCTACTAAATGATAATCTAATAAAGAGCGTATCAGAAAAAGGACGATCTCATGGAGATCGCCCTTTTTTTGTGCGCTACGCCCGCCGCGTCTAGGCGCCTGTGAAAGGAGGTGAAACTATGAAATTTAAGACAGCTTATGATCCTGTAGAAGAACATGATCATTGTGGCATTGAGTTTACCATGCCCTCTCTTACGGTTCAGGACGAGAAAGATGAAACTGATATTAATTACATCGTAAATAAGTATGCAGACGGTCAGAAAGGTATCATGACTCTTGATCTCGGCGATAGTTCGCAATACGCTTACCTGCAGTTCGGAGATGCAACGCTTCCCGGCGACTACAGTACAGCGCTTGAGCTTGTGTCCGGAGTTCGTGAAGAATTCTACAGTTTACCCGCTTACGTTCGAGCAAAATTTGGTCACGATCCTATGAATTTCATCGATCATTTGAATGATCCTGCAACGCTCGAATATCTCCAACAACAAGGTCTGTATGGTAGCAAATATACCTTTGATGAACCACAACAGTCCGTAAGTAGTGAACAAACACAAAAAGAAAGTAACACTTTAGAACAAAATAATAAAGAAATACAAGCGGAACTTTAGCGTTAATCGGAGATAATGATTATCCATACGCCGTTCCTATAAGCTATGTT